CGGCTTTGAAAAATCATGGAATGAGCAAGCCTAGTAAAAAAGGCGCGGATGATTTAGACGATGAGATTCCATTTTAAGTGATGCAGTGGTGTGCATACCCCGCCGATGTTGTAACAGCATTGTCGAAATCATGATAGACGGGATAGCTAGTAGGGGCTATGCGGCGGGGGTTAAGTTCAACAATGTAAGGAGAAGTAAAATGGAGCAAGACCATAACGAAATTCTTCAAGCACTGGTTCAAATAAAAATTGAACGCAGCCAATCTTTAAAAATTTACCTAGAAGGTGCTGAAGGATTTCCATTAGAATTTAGCTATGAAGATATAGCTATTGCTGTAGGTCAAAAAATGAGTTCTGATGCGTCTAACGTGAAATATCGCAATGGATGTCAATCTGATGCCAAGTTACAAGCTGCTAATTTAGGATATGGGGTTGGTCAAGTTGGAGGCTTACCACCATTACCACCACGTAATTACTAATGCAACGCACCGCATATCATCACCTTGGCTTCCCACCAGAACCATCAACCTACGCCTATAAGCTATGGTGCGCTATAGAGTTAGCGATGCAGACGGGCAAGCAGTACGTGTATCAGGACTACAAGCAACACTGGCGCACGTCAGACGAACCACCAGCCAAGGGTGATTATTGGGAGATTAACGGTAATGACGTGGTGCATGTGAGTGAGGATTAGATGACAGCAGAATTAAAAATCGGAATTATACGCTTTAGGGCTTGACGACTATATTTAGTTATAATATGATATAGATAGTTAAAAACTTAAAAACCCAAGGAGATTGAAATGAGGTTCTTGCCAATTATCCACAATCTAACCCCTAATGATGACGGTTATTCTGAATGTCAGCTTTACAATAATTTAATTCGCAATCGTCCTAAAGGTGACGGAACACTGACTTCTAAAATTGCGAAAATTAAAGCGTGGGAAAATCTGTGCAATCAAGCCTTAGCGGTTGCAAAAGAGAAAGTACAAGGCGGTGAAGCATGAACGCTATTACTGCATACGAAGCTGCCGAAAAAGCTCTTAATAACGCAAAACCAAAGTTTATAGCATACTTAGACCATCTGGACGCACCAGCAGGAATACGAGAATTATATGAAAGAGGTTTCTGGGAATACCAAGAATTAAAACGATTAAAAAGTAAATTAGCAGGCCCTGCATACCGTGAAAGAATGAGGCTGAGAAATGGATAAATATCAATCTCTTTTTGGAATGTTATGCGATTTAAATGGACCGCCAGTCATAAGCGAAATGAACGATATTATACAGACTGTTAAACGTCAATTTCTTTGGAAACCAACAACAGAATTGTTTGACCCTAGCGGGGCTTTAAAAAATCCGGTTGGACGCTCTCTCATTCTTTGGGACGATCAAAAACAAAGGATACGGACGGGAAATGACTTAACTGTATTCGGAAATTGGAAGAGATTTACGCATTATATTGATATTTTAGAATTAGGAAGACCATGACCAGCATCGTAAGCATTTACCGCCGTTTTCCGACAAAGGAATCCTGCATCGAACACCTTGAAACCGTGCGCTGGAAGGGCAAACCGCATTGCCCTTACTGCAAGAGCGAACGGGTATCAAAGCACACCGAACAGGACCGCCGCAGCCGTTGGCAATGCAGCCTGTGCCGCAAGTCTTTTAGCGTGACCGTGGGAACGATTTTCCACAACAGCCACGTTGATTTGCAGCGTTGGTTCCTGCTTATCAGCCTCATGTTTTCCGCCAAGAATGGGCTGTCAGCGTTACAGGCAGCGCGTGATTTGGAAATGCGGTCAGCTACGGTCTGGTCTATGATGCACCGGATACGCAAGGCCATGATGGACGATGGCAAGCTGCTGGCTGGCATCGTGGAAATGGATGAAACCTTTGTCGGCGGGAAGCCCCGCAAGAGCAACCATAAAGACCCCGACGATAAGGGCTGGCCGCGTGGTAGAGGATCGGACAAACAGCCTGTCGTGGGCGCGGTAGAGCGCGGCGGTAGGGTCAAGGCCAAGGTGGTATCAAAAGACGAAATGAGCGCCGCCGATATGCAGCGTTTCATGGCGGCTATGATGGACCCCGCCAAAACCGTTTTGAACACCGACGAATACAGCGGCTATAACGGGATGAACGCCAAGGTCATTCACCGCACTATCAGCCATAAACACGGTTATTCCCGCCGTGACCTTTTTTCAGGCCAGTTTGGGAACATCCACACCAACACAATCGAAGGCTTTTGGGCCATAGTTAAACGGGCCGTGTACGGGCAATTCCACCATGTCAGCAAAAAGTATCTGCCGCTTTACATGAACGAATTGACATATCGGTATAACAATCGCGGAAACAACAATGTTTTGGAGGATTTACTATGCCTAGCGATAAAGCCCTAAAGCGTATAATTCCGAATTATTTTGATTTTTTTGTTTTTAGGGGTTGTATTGGATAGGAAAATATGAGATAAAATATTATCTTTGATTTCCAAAGAATAGGAGAAAATCGTGATTCGTGTTTTGTTGCTCATTATGGCCTGTATCCTCTTTGTAGGTTACATTTCTGGCCAATCTGTTCAGGACTGCATAGCGTCCGGTCACTCCGATGAAGTTTGCTACTCAACATTAAACCCATAGGAGATACCATGACACAAGACCCACGCCTTAGTATTGGCGCAAACAATCCACCTAATGATACTGAAATTCTTTGCGCCAAGTTGGTTGAAGATAATGCTGAAATTCTTAAACGGGCAAAAGATTTAATTGATGCTTCTGATAGAATTCCAGATTCATTTGAAAATGATGATGTTGCTCAAAAAGCTACTGATTTTATTAAAAAGATTAATGTCTGCAAAAAAGCCATTGAAGAATCAAGGGTTACAGCTAAAGAGCCTTTTTTGGTTCAAGGAAAAATGGTTGATACATTTTTTAAGGCTCATGCAAATGCCCTTGAATTGGCTTTAAATAAGGCCAAAAAACCTCTTGATGCCTTTATAAAAATCAAAGCTGATGAAGAAAGAAAGCGTCTCCAAGAAGCTGAGGAATTAAAACGTAAAGAGGCTGAGGCCCTTGCGTCTGTTGCCGCCGCCGTATCAAATACAGATGTTGGTGCTGGTGAGGTAGCATTTGAGGATGCTCTTGAGGCTGAGGTCATGGCAAATAAAATGCAGGTTGCCTCTCAAGCTAAAACTGGACTTGGTGCTGTCCGTACTGAATCAGGTGTTACTGCTTCAACGCGCCGTACGACTGTTGGCGAGATTGTGGATGTAGCAAAGCTTGATTTGGAGACAATCAGGTTCCTTATTCCGCTCCCTGCACTACAAACCGCTTTAAATGCGTTTATTCGGAATGGTGGCACTGAGCTTGCTGGTGCTAAAATTTGGGAAAAAATTGAGGCTGTGGTGAGGTAGTCATGGAAAAACCAACACTTAAAGAATACAAAGCGATGATAGAGGGTTCAACACCTGCGCCTTGGTATCAGAGCCACAGACAAATTGATGGCGGTGGTTATTCAACGCAAATTTATACAGAAGACGGAGAAACTATTGCGAGTTTGCATTGGTATTTTAAAGACATGGGAAATGGTGTCACTGGAACATATAGGGAAGGTAACGCTGAATTTATCGCCGCATCTCGCAACATAGCCCCAGAACTCATACGGGTTATTGAGTTGTCGGAGGATGCATTACTTAGTGTTATTCGTGTTGCTGATAGACAAACTATTGAATTTGACAGGGTTCATCAAGTTTTATCTGAAATCAGAAAGCTAAGGGGGAATGATGGCAAAATTCAAAAAGTATGAAAAACGGATAATGCCTGTATTATCTCTTGATGCCTGTGAGTTTCTGGAAACGGACATTGATTATGTGATGGTGATGATATGATTACCGTAACTTATCAGGATAGATTGTGGGCGTGGGATTTCAAAACAAAAGAAACCCTATGCTGGACAGAAAAGATTGTGGTTAGGTTGGAAGACACAACCATGATGGTAGTGAGGCGTAACCCTGAGATACACCCTCAGGCGCGTCTTTTTGAAGTTATTAAAATCAACAAAGGAGAGAAAAATGCCTGAATTTGACTTAATTAAACACCTTGAAAACCAAGGTGAAAAGCCTGTGGAGGTTGATGATGGAACACAAAAATCGTAAAGATATCTTTATAATGAAACCAGCTCCATCGGCTGAGTTTGCGTTAAAAAAATGGCTCCATAAACGAGACTTTAATACCTATTCATGGGGTTGGCAGGATAAAAAAGGGAATGAGGGTATCGGACTTAACAGAGAGTCGGGAAACCCAAAAAATCCAAAACTTCATAGGGCTGGAGTAATTATATGCCTAGATGGGTCTTTTGACAAAGCCTGTGAAATTGTACAAAACCACTTAGGATATGGAGAAGAAGATGAAGCGCAACCAGTACATAATCACTAAAACAGATGGATATACGCTCACAGCGTGGGCCAACGGGTATGATGTATCCGCGTCTGGTACACTCTCCCTCGGACAGATAGCAGAACACAACGGGCAGTCATATACGGCTCTTGTTTTGTCTATGCAATCATCAGAATGGAAAACGATCCATCAAGTTGAGAATGGCCGTGAGAAATACCTTGAGACAGGGACGATTGAAAAAGTCGGTTTGGTGATGCAATAATGAATGACAATCAACCATGCTTTAAAAATGATGCTCATGTAATAGGATACGTTTTTGTAGCTATTGTCTGTAGCATATTCTCATTTGCAATAGGTTACATTTTGGGTGGCCTATAATGAATCCTGTGTGGGATGTAGTGGATGGGGTGCTTTATGCCTCCCTTTCACACTGGGGGATGTTTCCAGTCTCCTCAAAAACTCTCAAAGCATTGGAAAACAACTCAGTAAAAACAAAATCTGTAAACTGTTTCACGTGAAACTATATGGATACTGGTATTATAATACCTAGAAAGGGGTAATTATGGCAGAAATAGGACACAATAGCGGGGAAGAAGAAACTCAGTATGTCGGCGGTATAGCTGGAAAGAGATTAAAAGCATTCCTAGATAGAATCGAACGCCTTGAGGAAGAACGAAAAGGAATATCGGATGATATCAAGGATATCTACTCTGAGGCAAAAGGTGTCGGGTTTGATGTACCAACCATGAAAAAAGTTCTGAAAGCCCGTAAAATGGAGACTGAAAAACGCAACGAACAAATGGAATTATTTGATTTATACTCTGCGGCCGTTGGATTATAAACTTGAATTTACCCTTAATTCGTGAAAGAATATAATTCTTCTAAGAGTTGAAACTAACCCCCTTGGTGACAAGGGGGATTTTTTTATCTATAATGATTTAATTGGTAAACATTTTAACAAAGGAAAAACCATGGCACACCGCATTATCGTTAAACAAACCCCAATGGGGGCCTTTCACTGGCAAATGATTGAAGTAAAAAGCTATGATATACTCGTAACGTCAAAAGACTTTGAAACCCGTGATCAAGCTCTTGAGGCAGTAAGTAAAATAGAAACACTCTGGCCTGAGGCTTACTCTAACCTTATTGACCAAACCCCTGAGGGAAGGAAGATTGCCAATGCCAAAAAAGATTGAGAAAAAGGTTAAAGCAAAGGCGAAGCCTAAGACAAAAAAAATAGACAAAAAAGAGGAGAAACGTAAAGCTATTGCCCGTATGGGAAGGCCTCCAATTGATTACAATCCTGATTATCATCCCGCCCAAGCTTACAAGTATGCTCTGCTTGGTTCAACTCAGGCCGAAATGGCTGGATTGTTTGGAGTTTCTGAGGATACCTTCTATGAATGGAAGAAAAAATATCCTGACTTTTCCGAGTCTATAGACAAAGGCGGCACACCTGCTGATGCAGAAGTGGCCTCAAGACTGCACCAAAGAGCCATGGGATACGTCAAAACTGTTGAGCAAGCCTTTAAACTCAAAAAGGGTAAAGATGTTGAGGTGGTTGAGGTAGTAACTCTTAAACAAGAGGAGGCTCCAGATACCAAGGCCGCAACTCTCTGGCTCTCTAACCGTCAACGTGGCAAATGGAAAGATAGACAGACACAAGAGCATGATGTATCTGATGACCTCGCAGAGATACTCAATAAGGGCCGTGACCGTCACATTGCTTTCCTTAAAGAGCTTGAAGAAGAAAAAAAGAACCGTGGTGATATTTAGATAATTTAAAATATAGTGAAAACTGCCAAAAATACATTGGCGGTTTTCTGCCACAAAATGCGAATTGCCCACCGTACAGATAAACTAAAAAACAGATTAGAGGAACGAATTGGAAAATGACAACCTAACAGAACAGGCAAAAAAGGATAAACGTCTGGCTGAGAAAATGTCTGAGTTCTTTTTTGACCCTTTGGGCCATGTGATGTACGCCTATCCTTGGGGCGAAGGTGAATTAAAAGGATTTAATGGCCCCGACTATTGGCAATCAATGTTACTGATTGAGATAGGGGAAGAAACTAAAAAGAGAAAATTCAATGGAATAAACCCTGTTGAGCCTTTACGGGTTGCAATTGCTTCTGGTCACGGGATTGGCAAATCTGCCCTTACTGCATGGCTTGTAAACTGGATTATGGACACAAGGCCAAACTGTAATGGGGTTGTCACAGCTAACACCTCTCCACAGTTGGAATCTAAAACATGGTCTGAAATAGCAAAGTGGCAACGTAGGTCTGTGACCTCCCATTTATTCAAGGTTTCTACTGGTAAGGGAAACATGAAAATGGTTCGTATAGGTCGTGAGGATAGCTGGAAAGTTGTTGCTCAAACCTGCCGAGAAGAAAATTCAGAGAGTTTTGCAGGTCTTCATGCGGCAAGTTCAACTCCATTCTACATATTTGATGAAGCCTCTGCTGTACCTGATAAGATATGGGAAGTTGCAGAAGGTGGATTAACGGATGGTGAGCCTATGTGGTTCGTATTTGGAAACCCAACACGTAACTCTGGGCGGTTTCATAAGTGTTTTCATGGTCTAAAACACCGATGGATACATAAACAGATTGATTCCCGTACCGCTAAAATGACAAATAAAACCCTGATTGGGGAATGGGAAAAGGATTATGGAGAGAATTCTGACTTCTTTAAGGTCCGTGTCCGTGGGATGTTCCCCTCAATGTCCATTAAACAGTTCATATCTCAAGTTGATTTGGATGCCGCTCGTGGTAAACATTTAAGGGCTGATCAGTATAATTTTGCTCCAAAGATAATCACAGTGGACCCTGCATGGGAAGGTGACGATGAATTGGTTATAGCTATGAGGCAGGGCCTTGCTTTCCGTATCCTAAAAGTCATGCAGAAAAACGATAATGATATTGAAATTGCCAATATTATTGCCCGTTTTGAAGATGAAGAAAAGGCTGATGCAGTTATAATTGATGCTGGGTATGGGACTGGGATTGTCTCAGGTGGTAAAGTGATGGGCCGAAACTGGCATTTAGTATGGTTTTCTGGTGAATCCCCTGATGTCGGATGTCTTAATATGAGGGCACACATGGCCAACCAAGCTAGATTATGGTTAAAATCTGGTGGGGCAATACCTGATGATGAACAAATGTACAATGAAATTCAGGGTATAGAGACTGTACCCCGTCTTGATGGTAAGGTACAACTGGAAGGCAAAAAGGAACTTAAAAAGCGTCTAGGGTTCTCACCTAACCGTTTTGATTCCTTGTGTCTGTCATTTGCTATTAACGTCACAAAAAAAGCATGGTATTCTGATACCAGTCGTGGCAGTATGTATGTCACAGATTATGACCCCACGAAGATATAAGGATTTGTCATGTGTATGCCTAAGACACCTAAATATACACCGCCTCCAGCTCCTCCTGCTCCTCCAGCACCGCCGCCTCAATCGGTTGAAAAGACTTCAACACCAAGAATTTTAAGCCAAAGTGTTCAACAGGCAAGACTTGATGAACAAAAACAAGCCAGATTGAAAACTGGCAGGTCTGGTACTGTATTAACAAATCCATCACTGGTAAATACAGGGCAAACCGCCGCAACTGGTAAAACTCTATTGGGGCAATAAATGGCTGATAATGTACGGCAACAGTATGAAAAAAAGCTGACCGCATTAAAAAATGAAAGGTCTAACTGGGAGGGTGATTGGAAATTAATCCAAGAAAACTTTATGCCTTTTCGTGGGCGTTTTTTTATGTCTGAGGCAAACAAGCCACAGAAAAGCAGGATTAATAATTCAATAAATAATCGTGGTATTATGGCTGTCAGAACTATGCGCTCTGGATTAATGGCTGGTGTCACTTCCCCCGCTCGCCCTTGGTTTCGCTTGGCAACAAGTGACCCTGATATGATGAAATTCCGACCTGTTAAAGAATACATGGAGACAGTTGAGAGAATGATGCGGGATATCTTCGCTCAATCTAATCTGTATCAAGTGCTTCCTAATGTTTATGGCGAACTTGGTACTTTTGGGACTGCGTGCATGATGTCAATGCCGAATTATAATGATGTGATTCGCTTCTTCCCAATTACAATAGGGCAATATTCTCTCGCAACTAATGAGGATTCAACGGTTGACACGATGTATCGTGAATTTCGATTGACTGCAAAACAAGCAGTTGAGCGGTTTGGAATGAATAATGTTTCCCCAACTGTACGGAATGCGTACAATGCTGGAAACCATACAACAATGTTTGATTTCTGCCATGCTGTTGAGCCAAACGCAAACGCAAAATCTAAGGCAATCAAAGGCTCTGATATGCCAGTCAAATCAGTTTATTTTGAGCGCGGTTCAAGTGCAAATGACTTTGCAGAGGTTTCAAAAGATTCTGGATTCGGTGCATTTAATGTGATGGCCCCGCGTTGGGAAACAACTGGTGAGGATGTCTATGGGTATGGCTGTGGTTATTTTGGGCTTGGGGATAACAAACAACTCCAAATACAAGAAAAACGTAAGGGGCAAGCCATTGATACAATGGTCAAACCGCCGCTTAAAGCTCCTTCCTCGATGAAGAATGTTCCCATTGTTGGGGTTCCTGCTGGTATTACATACTATGATTCAAGCTCTCCTTCTGGTGGTGATGGCATATCTCCTCTGTATGAGATCCGCCCTGCAATTCAGGAATTATCACTTGATATGCAGAATGTTGAGGAGCGGATTTCACGGGCATTTTATGAGGACTTATTCCTTATGCTCGCTCAATCTGACCGCAGACAAATCACAGCTCGTGAGATTGATGAACGTGTTGAAGAAAAGCTTTTGATGTTAGGACCTGCCATGGAATCCATGCACGCGGAATTGCTTAATCCTATCATTGCAAATACTTATTCAGAGATGGTTAAGGCTGGAATTTTGCCTGATCCACCTGATGAAATAGCTGGTAAGCCCCTCAAAGTAGAATTCATATCAACTATGGCGCAAGCTCAAAAAATGGTTGGGATTGGCGCAATTGAGCGTTGGATTGGATTTGTTGGTAGCGTGTCGCAGATTTACCCTGATGCGCGTCATAAAGTTGATGCCATTATTGCCGTTGATTCGGTTGGTGAAATGCTTGGTGTTCCTCAAAAACTTATTCGTCCAGATGCAGATGTTGATGATATCTTGAAACAAGAAGCGCAACAGGCACAGGCGCAACAGGCAATGCAAACAGGAATGGCTGGTGTTCAGGCGGCAGAAATGCTCTCTAAGGCACAAACTTCAAAAGGTAATCTCTTACAAACAATGACAGGAGTATAAAATGATTAATCCAGAAATTTTCTATTTCCCAAACGATGCAACAGTTATCACGCCAAGTGATATAGATGATTTGGCAAAAGTAGGGATTGTGTATGTCGGTGGCGCGGGTGATGTTAAAATAACAACATTGGGCGGAACAGATGTCATATTCTATGGTATGCTCGCTGGTTCAACTGTTCCTGTTAGGGCTAAGAAAGTCTTTGCGACAAAAACAAGCGCAACCAATCTCTTGCTATGCCATGACAAATATCAATAGGAGTTACAAGTGGGAACTAGCTTAGGTTTAGGTCTTGGGCTTCATAAGGGATCTACTACGTCATTTACGTCATTGTCGTGGTACGCCTCTGATGCTTATAAACTATCTGGAATTTCCCCAACTCTATTTTATGATGCGCTTAATCAGCGGTTGGCTGTTAATAGCACGGAAACTGATTTTGCTGATTTTCAGACTGTAACAAGAAGTGGAACAGCGACTCGTATAAATTCGTCCGGGAATATTGAAGCGGTTTCTGCTAATCAACCGAGATATAATTATAATATTTTAACTTTAGCCCCAGAAGGGGTTTTAATTGAACAGGCGGCAGAAAATTTATTATTTAATTCTAAAACTCCATATACAAGTTGGACAGTAAACGGGTCAACAAAAAGTGCATCTGGCGACACTCTTTTAGGTTATTTCTCGAATGGTGCTATTGTGGCATCAACGGGTGCGGATTGGAATAATTTAAGAACATTCTTTGATGGTGGGTGGGTCGCAACAACCAAATACGCATGGCAATGTTTTGTTAAAGTCGGCACTTCGAATAAGATTGTGGTCAATTTTTTTGGTGTTCAATCTACAAGTTTAGCGGGTACGTTAGGCTCGCCATTAACCTTAACTGAATCCTTTGCTGGGACTGCTACACATGATTCAACGCTGTCGTTGGGTGGTGGATACTATATACTAAAAGGAACATTTACCCCTACTATTACAAGAGCGTCTAGTTCAATTGGTATAGGGCCATATAGTGCGGTCGCTGGCGAAACAATTGTCGTTTTTGGTGCGCAGGTTGAGGTTGGATATACTTCTACATCTTTTATTGAAACAACGGCTACAAAAGTGACTAGGGCGGCTGATGTAATAACCAATTCGACATCTAATACAGTTCAATTCGAAGACTGGTATAATTCAATCACAGAGGGAACACTTTTAATTGCGTACAAGCCTTATATTGAAGGCGCGACAACCAATAGAATGGCATTGTCTCTTGATGATAATACAGCAAATGAAGCTATTCGCTTAGGTTTCTTTGATAGTGCATCAGATAGTTTGTCCGCTGAAATAGTTGATGGTGGTGTGAGCCAATTTGATAATGATATCTTTGCCTTTACTACTGGAACGGCACAATATCAATCACTGGCTTACAAGTTGAATGATACATATTCAGCGGCAAATGAGACAGGTGGTGCGTTAGATACATCAGTCACTTTACCAACACCCACACTAATGAGAATTGGTTCTAGTCAAACGAATGAGTATTTGAATGGTTCTATCTTATTTATAGTTTTTTGGCCTATTAGGGCAACAAGTTTAGATACTATCAGCATTGCATCGGAGACATTCTATAATGGCTAAGAAAGTACCACTACCTCATTACAAACATTTTGAATCGCCTTTTTTGATGAATATGAGATACAGGGATGATATAGATTTCAATATACCTCTTACCTCTGCAAATTACAGTAATACCTTATTTTCTGATAAGTGGGGGCACTGGAATGATATGTACATTGGCACAACATCTCCGAATGGGTATGTTCTAGGAAATCCGATTCCAGAATTAGCGGGGCGCACTTTCTCGCTCACTGGTACGGATGCGGCAAGGTTTAGCGTTGGTTCTTCTACTGGTATTATCACACTTGCTGATAATTCAGGTCTTACAGTTGGGACATTATCGATTAATTTGGTAGCCTCTGACTTAGGTTCATTTGCAATCTCTGTGCCTGTGGTATCGTCTGCCTCATCAATTATGTTTGTTGACCCTGTAAACGGGAATGATGCGAATTCTGGACGTGAGCCACATTTACCAAAACTTACTTATGACCCACCATCTTTATCTTATCCTCAAACCCATTGTATAAAACGCGGTACAACCTTATTACTCAATGCACCTATGGATTTTAGTAATAACAATACATTTAAAGGCTATGGCAATCCATCGTTAGGTAGATGGAAGCTTCAAGTTGAAGGTGGTCATATTCATCAAATTCGTAATGCTAGAAAAGGGAATGGCGTATCTCCGCAAGGCTGTTCAAATGTCGCTATATATGATTGTGAATTACTTGGTGGGGCAACAATTCAACGCGGGATTGATGTTTATAACGTCAGTACAACCATGATTGTAAAAAGATGTTATTTTTCATCTAATATTTCTCATTCAAATTCTGCGGGCATAAAAGTATCTGGCGGGACAACTAATTTTGTTTTTAGATGGAATGAGACTTCAACGGAAGTTTACGGGGATGGATGTTATATCACTTCATGCAACAAATATGACGTGGCATTTAATATTCTAAGAACGCCTAATGGCACAGCGGGGGATTGTCTGCAAGTAACAGACGAACTTAATTATGCTGGTAGATGTTTTGATGGTTACATCCACCACAATATATTACTGTATAACAACCCATCCACATCTTCAAAAGGAAACATGGTTATCGGTGGGACTGATTATGTGACAATTGAGCACAATCTTATGCCAAGAGGGAATTATTTTAATCTCTCAATTGGTTCGTGCCACTCTATTGTTCGGCATAATTATTTCTATGACGCTACTATGTCACCAACTAATAATAACGAATCCTGTATTGGGTATCAATCTGATGGCTATACAAACTCGGTTGATATTTATGATAATTATTTAATATCATCAAACAAAGTTATAAATATATCCACTTCTGGAACAGCATGGCAGAGAGACGATAATTATATTAATGCCAATACAATCGCCCTAGGTGTGAAAGCTATGCGGTCAACTGTTGCAAGTACGTCCGACATTCAGGGTAATATATTTTGCTCTAGTTATTTGAACGATTATGAAAGAGTTGGTGCGGGTAGTAACATATCTTTAAATACAGGCTCTATAACATCATTCACAACGAATGGTGATGGGACGGGTTATTTTACCACAACGGCAGATAATTTACTTTCTATAGGCGACACAGCAACAGTCACAACTGCATCTGTCCCTACTGATTACACAGTTATAGGGAAGACACAAAGCACAAGGTTTACTGTTACCTCGGCAATGGGAACTGACGCAACTGCTAGAACTTGGGAACGTAAAAAACGTTACGCCACACAAAACATTACAGGAAATATTACTCAAGTAGGATTAGGGACAGGATTAACCGCAATGCCAACCTTATCTGGTACGTGTCAAGATGGTCAAACAATCACAGCGTCATACACTATTCCCTCTGGTCATACAGTAACCCGCGAGTGGCTTATTAATGGCAGACCTATAGCTGGACAAACAGGCACTACATTGTCTATCCCTGCTCTTTCTAGCGCGACAACCGATATCAACGGATGCCGTACAGGTGCGGCTAATAATACCGCCAAGCTTTCGTTCCGTCTTTGTGTCATTGACCCTAATGGTATTAAATCTTATGTCATGGGTATATGGTCAGATAAACAAGTTTATAAAACGATTGTTGCATAAAATACCCCGCCACAGTGAGGGCCATGGCGGGATATATATCTGGGGGGATATATAAATATATTATCAAATAATTATTAAAAAATAATAAAAGATTTGTATTTTTTGCATTGGGTATTATAATACCAGTACCATGAGCAAACAACCCAATACAAAACAACAGTTCCATGATGATCCTGAGCAAATTGCTGAGGCCAAAATAAAGGCCAAAATTCAATCAAATCAGGTCAAAGATGATATTAAGGCCCTGATGCAGATACCTGCTTTCAGGCGTTTTATCTGGGAATTGCTTGGTTGGAGTCATATTTTCGGGACATCATTTACTGGAAACTCAGAAACTTTCTTCCGTGAAGGGGAAAGAAATATAGGTTTAAAAGTATTTCTTCGCGTTCAGGAGAATGACCCTGAGGGTTATTTAATCATGTCCAAAGAAAACAATGATGGAGATAAATAATGACTGACACACCCGCTCAAGATACACCTAATGCGGCTGATGCTGGTACTCAGACACCCAATGCGGGTTCTGCTGATACAAATGCACCTGCTCAAACAGCACTAACACAAGATACTCCGGCTGGCACACCTGCCGCCGATGACAAGAATCAACCGTCTGATGCCAAAAACACGGATGGGTCTGACTCCAAGGATGGTCAAACTGATGACCAAGACACGGATAAAGGCAAAAACGATGGCGCACCTGAAAGTTACACTGATTTTACTTTACCTGAAAATATGGAAGTAAATTCTGCTGTAATGGATGAATTTAAGGGTATGGCGAAAGAGGCAAAACTGCCTCAAGAAACCGCTCAAAAGTTTGTCGAAACAGGAGCAAAACTTGTTCAGGATGCAGTTGAAAACTTCGCCCTGAGCCAAGTTGAGGCATACGCCAAGAAGGTTGATACATGGCATGAATCACGGGTGAATGACCCTGAGATTGGTGGGACTGAGGAAAAACAAAAACAAATCCTTGCTCAAGCCTCTCAAGTTGTTCGTTCGCTTGGTGGTGAAAGCCTAATGAAAGCATTAGATGAAACTGGGGCGGGAAACCATCCTGAGATTATTCGTGCATTCTATCGTATCAGGGATGTGATTGGAGAAGATGGGAAGCTTGTCATGGGAAACCTTGGCGGGAATGAACCAAAATCTGCGGCACAATCTCTTTATCCTAATCTGCCAACCGCAACATAACATAAGGAGTTAAAAAATGGCAACAGTAGGTCAAACCGCATATACCCTTTTGGATTGGGCTAAACGCCAAGATCCAAACGGCGCTCAAGCTAAAGTAGCTGAAATTCTAGCATTGCAAAATCCAGTCATGGAAGATGCTTTAATGGTAGAAGGTAACGGCCCAACTTCACACCGTACAACTGTTCGTACTGGTCTTCCTGCCCCAACATGGCGTCAACTTAACTATGGCGTTCAACCTACTAAATCCCTTGTAAAACAAGTGGATGATACAATGGGTATGCTTGAAAACTATGCAGAGGTGGATAAGGCTCTTGCCGATATGAACGGCAATACTGCTGAATTCCGTCTTTCAGAAGACAAAGCATTTATTGAAGGTATGGCCCAAGAGTTTGAAAGTACATTCTTCTACGGTAACACTTCCATTGATCCTCAGAAGTTTATGGGGCTTGCTCCTCGTTATTCTTCTATTGGTACAGTGGCAACACAGTCATCATATAACGTCCTTTCTGCTGGAGGTGCCGGTTCGGATAACTCCTCTTTATGGCTTGTTGTATGGGGTGACACAACCTGCCATTTAACTTTCCCTAAAGGAAAATTTGGTGGTCTGCAACATCGTGACCTCGGGGAAGATACTTTGATTGATTCTGGTGGTGGAAAATATCAAGGTTATCGCTCACATTATAAAATGGATGTGGGGGCTGTTGTCCGTGACTGGCGTTATGTGGCTCGCTTAGCCAATATTGACGTTTCGGACCTTTTAACTGCTGGTATGGCAACGGATACTGCCGCTCGTCTCATTCCTTTAATGATTCGATTGATGCACCGTATCCCTAACCTGCGTACTGGTAAGCCTGTATTCTATGCAAACCGTGATGTTCTTGCGGCTTTGGATATTATGGCTCAGAACAAAACCAACGTATATCTGACACAGAAAGAGTTTGCCGGTGAATTTATTACCATGTTCCGTGGTGTGCCAATCAAACGTGCTGATGCCCTGCTTAATACAGAGTCAGTCGTATCATAAGGAATTGATGGAGCTGGATGGTCTGGCTCCATTCCCCTTTTAATCATTTATGGAGAAAAAATATGATTATCGATAAACAATTAGTATTTTCTGATGGCCAAGCGATTACTGCAACGGCTGACTCAACCAATATTTATAACGGCGGACAAGCTGGTTTTAATAATGGTGAAGCTGTTGAATTGCTTTTACAAGTTGAGGATACTTTTACTGCCGCTGGGGCCGCTACACTCACTGTGTCGATGGTAACTGCTACGGATGAAGCATTCACCTCACCTGTAACATTGCTTACAACTGCGGCTATTCCAAAGGCAACTTTGGTCCGTGGTTATCAATTGCCACTTAGTTTTATTCCAGCCCAAGTTCTACAATATACAAAACTTGTATATACTGTGGCAACAGGGCCAATGACTGCTGGTAAATTGAATTCAATGCTCGTGCTTGCACGCCAAACAAACGCATAATTGAAACAGAGAGCTAGAGGATAACACCATGAAGTTCAAAGTTTTAGAAAAATCGTTTTTGTTTGGTGAGCTTGTTGATGCTGGGGAAATCTTTGATTACCCTAATGACAAGCTTCCCCGTAACTCTAATGGTGATATTAGATTTGAAAAACTCCCACAATTGGAGCCTCTTGAAAAAGAGAAAAAATCTACTACTAGCCATTTGGATAATGGTTTGACTGATGAACAAAAAGCAGAGGCAATTGAGGAGGCTGTAGCTTCCCTTGATAAATCTGTTGATGCTCATTGGACAAAAGGCGGGTTGCCTGATGTAATGGCAGTCAAGGAAATTGTTGGGTTTGAAGTTACCCGCAAGGACATTGAAGCTGTTGCTGGCGGCATAACTCGTCCGACTGAGTAAATTGTTTTCCTTCCTGTTTGGTAAATCGGTGGAGGGACTGGAAACGGCCCCTCCATTTTTTAAATAAACCCCATGGAGATAATGGATGTCGAGTAAAACAGAGATAATGAATGAGGTGTGTATTTCTTTAAAAATAACACCTGATATTCAAGATCCAGAAGCAGATGAAGGGAATACGGCCGTCACAATTCGTGGGGCCTATAATCTTAGTCGTCAAACTGTTTTACGTGACCATCCATGGAGCTTTGCCGAAAGAAATACTAACCTTACTCTTGTTGGGACTGCTCGAACTGATTGGGCTTTTCAGTATAAATACCCTAATGATTGTTTGAAAGCGATTGAAATTAAAAAAGTAAATCGTACAGATAAGCCAATTCCTTTTAAAGTTGCTCAATATGAGGATGCGGATAATGGAAAAACAAGGGTTATTTTAACAGATCAGGCTGATGCTGTCCTTATATATACTGGGGATGAAACTGATGAATCAATTTTTGACCCACAGTTTACAAAAACATTTATTGCTTATCTTGCTTTTCGGTGTGCTGGCGTTCTGACAACCGATAAAGATTCGAGAGAAAGGGCATTTAATGAGTATCAAAGGGCAAAATTTGAGGCAACTTCATCTGATAGTAATGAGCAAGTTCCAGATGATACAAGGAATGCTGATTGGATAACTGGTCGTTATTAGGAGAATTATATGTCTATTGCTAACCAACCAAGTTTTACAGGTGGCGAATTAAAGCCTTCGCTTCATGCCCGTGTTGATATAGCAAAATATGGCGTTGGCTGTATGACACTCAAGAATTTCTGTATTCATGCCTCTGGTGGTATTTCTAATAGGTCGGGCATGAGATATATCGTCAAAGCAAAATATGATGATAAAAATACAATCCTTGTTCCTTTTCAATTCAGTACCGAACAAAATTATATGTTGGAATTCGGGCATTTGTATATGCGTGTGTATAGGAATGGCGGCCTTGTACTCAATACAAGTAAAAATATTTCAGGCATAACTAAAGCAAGCCTTGGTGTTTTCACCTGTGTTGGCCATGGATATTCTGCGGGTACTTGGGTTTTTGTATCTTCCGTCTCTGGTATGTCGCAAGTCAATGGTAGATTTTATATTGTCAAAACAACTCCTACTGTTGATACTTTTACCCTGACTGATTTATTCGGTAATGATTTGAATACTATAAATTATTCTGCGTATGCTTATGGTGGGGTCGTTTCTAGTGTTTATGAGATTTCAACTCCTTATGACCATGCAGATTTGGCATCTCTTTATGAGGTTCCAACAGTTTCTCAAGAAAAAATAGGTCTAGTATTTACACAATCTGCCGATGTAATGACAATTACCCACGTTGGATATGAGACAAGAGAGCTTTCTAGGACAGGTCATACATCTTGGTCTTTGAATACAATATCATTTTCACCTTTGATTGCGGCCCCTGCTGGTCTTTCTATGTCTGGTTCAGGTTCGTCTGGTGGTACATCTACAATTAAATATATTGTGACTGCTGTTGATAGTGAAACGGCTGAGGAATCTATTGGTTCTACTGAGGCTGTGACAACTGCTGGTAAAAATCCGAATTCTTGGCTTACTTCTGACGTGATTGATTTAACATGGTCTGCTGTTACTGGGGCTTCAAAATACAATGTATATAAAAACGTAAATGGATTTTATGGATTTATTGGCCCTGCAATAGGTACAACATTCAGGGATGATAATATAGATCCTACCTCAAGTGATGCTCCTCCTGAATCGCGTGACCCATTTTCAGGTGCGGGTAATTATGCTGGTTCTGTTGCTTTGCATGACCAAAGGCGTGTCTTTGCACGTACTACAAATAAACCTGATACTGTATTTATGTCTCAGACTTCGAATTATAAAAATATGAATGTGTCCGTTCCCGCAAAAGATACGGATGCCCTTCAATTTACGATAGCATCTGAGCAAGTAAATGCGATTAAGTACCTTATGTCACTTAATGACCTTATAGCCTTTACGGGTTCGGCTGAATGGATGCTGGCAAGTCAATCAAATGCACCTTTATCTCCTTCAACTGTTGGGGCTGTAAAGCAATCGGGTCGGGGTATTGGGCCTGTAAAACCATTGCTTATTGGAAATACAGCCCTTTTTGTTCAATCTCGTGGGAAGAAAATTAGGGATTTCAAATATTCAATTGAGGCTAATGGGTATGATGGAAATGATATCTCTATTCTATCATCACATTTGTTTAAGAAAACAAGAGATGTTGATAAGCGTATTAAAAACTGGGCGTATCAACAAGAGCCTGATTCTTTAGTATGGATTGTGCATAATGATGGTTCTTTCACTTCCTTAACGTATCAAAGAGAGCATGAAGTATGGGGATTCTCGCGCCATGAAACAGATGGGAAAATGATTGATGTATGCTCCATGCCAGAAGGTGATAAGGATGTTATCTATTTTATAGTTGAGCGAATAGTCAATGGTATCCCAAGACGTTTCATAGAAAGAATGGATGCCCGTGACCCTGATGAAGATGATTTGGAATATTCATTCTATGTAGATTCGGGCATTCAGTTTGAAGAAAACATAAGCGATACATTTTATGGATTGGAACATCTAAGCGGAAAAACCGTCACAGTGTTGGCTGATGGTAACGTATTGCCTGATGTCATGGTAGATACTGATGGGAAAGTGATTTTAGATGGTGTTTATTCAACTGTCTCAATCGGTCTTCCATATTCTTCCGATGTCCAGCCTTTAGAAATTGAGGTTACAATGAGGGATGGTTCAAGTACAAAAGGAAAAGCCAAGCGGATTCCTTCTGTTTATGTCCATCTTTATAATTCCCGTGGTCTTTTTGCTGGCCCTGATTTTGAAAATTTAAAAGAGGTTCGCGGAGAAAGAACAAATGAGCTTATGGGCGATCCGACAAGATTACAATCAAGGGTCATGCGGGTTGATATTAAATCAAGTTGGAAAGTGCAATCTGCTGTCTGTTTGAGACACAATGTCCCTTTGCCATGCACAATACTTTCAATTTCTCCTGATGTTGAGTTTGCTTAATGTTTTACACGGTTGACTCTTTAAAAGAACATATTGAGCCGATTGCATTAAATATGCGGCTCGATGATGTCAAAGAGATATGGGCCTCTGGGAAAAGAACACCTCAAACATCTTTAAAGATGTCAATGTCCTTTGGAAAATCAAAGACTATAATGTTAGATGGGAATCCAGTTGGTATGTATGGTGTTTGCCCTGTAAGTTTTTTATCATTTAAAGGGTCCCCATGGCTTTTAGGTACAGATATTTTGAGATTACATTCAAGAGAATTCCTAAAGGGTTGCAAGGCTATTTTCCCTGATTTAATAAAAGAATATAAATATCTTGAAAATTATGTAGATTGTAGAAATAAAACATCAATCAGGTGGTTAAAATGGCTGGGCTTTGCTATCATGGAACCTGAGCCATACGGGCCTTTTAAATTACCATTCCACCGTTTTTATATGGAGAACAATCATGTGTGAACTCACAACGATTCTTAGTGTTGCTTCGATTGCCGCTTCTGTGGCTGGTGGTGTCATGAAATATTCTGCACAAAAACAAGATGGGGCGGCACAGTCAAATGCTCTTAGGTATGAGGCTGATGTCGCACAAAATAATTCTGTCATTCAAGAAAACCTTGCCAAAGATGCGATCGAGCGGGGAAAAACAGATGAACAAATGCACAGAATCAAGATTGGCCAATTAAAAAGCCAACAAATCAATGCATTTGCAAAAAATGGTGTTGAGGTCGATAGTGGTTCTCCTCTTGATGTGCTATCTGATACGGCCATGATTGGAGAATTGGAAGCTTTGACAATTCGTAATAATGCCGAACGTGATGCGTATGGATATAGGGTGCAGGGAATGAATTACTCTGTCTCTGCGGCAAATAATAGGACTGCGGCATCAACGGCAAAAAGCTCTGCGAATACTGCGGCTATGACTTCCGTATTATCTTCTACTGCAAATGTGGCTGATAAATGGTATGGATACAAAACATCAGGAGCATTTAAATGATAGTTGTTCCACGTAAAACAGTTCCAGAAATTCAAACCTCTGCTTTACCTAATGTTACCCAAAGGATAGAGACTCCTGATGGTATGTTTGGTGATGGTGGGCGCGGTCTTGCTAAAGCGGCTGATGCTTTTGATAGGCTTGGCGCAAATTTGGATAAACGGGCAACTACGATGTTAGAGGAACAAAACTCTGCTCGTACTCTTGAATTAACGAACATGGCTCGTAAGGAAGCCATGGATAAGCTTTATAATCCTGAGAGTGGTATCCTTACCAAAAAAGGTGGAAACGCTCTTGGCGCGCAAGCTGAGATGGAAAAAACCATGTCAGAATTGCGCCAAAAATATGGACAGATTGATGGGGATAACCAAGTCGTCAAGGATATGATGGCCAAAAACCTATCCTCTCTTGAGGAATCAACTGTAGGTATGGCGCAAAGACACCAATTCGGGGAGTTTCAATCATACAAATCTGAGCAATTGGCGGCTGTCCAGACATTAAATACTGAGGATGTTGCCCTTAATTTTAACGATGAAAAGAATTTCACGGCAAAATGGGATGAAAACCTCAAGGCTTTAAATGCTCAATCTGCACAAGAGGGTTGGTCACCTGAGCAATTTGGTATGAAGAAAACACAACTTTATTCAAATATGCGATCTGCACAGATAGTTGCCATGATCGGGCAGGACACTCCGGATGGTATCCTTAAAGCCAAAGAGGTTTATGATGAAGCTCAGGCCCGTGGAATGTTGACATTTGAGGATGCAACAAAGATGGATAAGATGTTTGATGCGGCCCTGCCACAGGCGGCGGCGCAAAAAGCATACATAGGGCTTGGGGCAAGTGCTTCTCTTACCTCTGAGGAGCAAATTTTATCCTATGTCGTAGATAAATTGGAAGGCGGGGATAAACTTGCAAATGAGCCTAAGGGTGCTGTCGCCAAGTTTGGCATTAACTCTCTGGCCAATCCTGATGTGGATGTTAAAAATCTTGATCGTAAAGGGGCTATGGAGCTTTATAAATCAAGGTACTGGAACGCTATTGGTGCGAATGAATTACCTGAATCTATCCGGTTTGTGGCATTTGACACGGCGGTTAATCATGGTGTTGCAAAGGCTAAGGAATTGATTGAAAAAGCTAATGGTAACCCTAGGGTTTTAATTGATTTAAGGTATAAAGAATATCTGAGGTTGGCCAAGTCTGACCCTGCTGAGTACGCAAAATATCTCCCTGCATGGAAAAACCGTTTGGCTGATTTATCAAGTCAAATTACAAGCAATCCTTCAACTGATGTGGTCACAAAAGCGGCGGCTCAATTGGATTTGCAGTATGCAGGTGCAGGTCAAGAGCTGTTAAAACTTCACGAAAAAACACAAGATAAACAAGTTCAGATCCAGAAACAAAGTCAAAAGGACTTTCTGGATACGGTTATGCCTGTACTTTATCAGAACAATGGGGACTGGTCTGTGCTTACTGCACAACAAAAAGCCAAGGCAATTGAATTGGATGTTTGGAAGGATATAACGAATTTCAAAGGCGTAACCAATCCGGCCATTGGGGTTAAGGTTGCTCAAATGACCCCTGATGAAATTATGAGTACAGACTTTTCAGAGGGCCAATGGAGAGGTAATTTATCCCAAAATGATTATGAATCTATTGTTAAGAAACAAACGGATTTACGGGATAAACCTGCGGCCCGTGGTGAATTTCGCACGACACGGGATATTGTTTCTCAGGCATGGAAAAGCATTGGTAAGAAAACGGATGATCCTGAGTATTATGTTTTTCAGGGGGCAGTGGAGGATGCCTTTGCTATGGAGTTTGAAAACCGTGGAGGCAAGGCCTTGAGTGCTGATGATAAAAAGGCTGTTGTATCTAAGTTGGTTTTAAATAGTTCTGTTGGTGCCGGATTCTTTGATGGTGGCCAAAAACGTGTCTATCAATTGGATCCTGAGCAATCTTACTTGATTGGTGATAATGACCCTAAACTGGTTGAATCCGCTATAAGTGTGCTTATCCAGAACAATCAAGAGCCAAGTCAAAAAAATATTCAGGGATTTATTGAGAATCCATCTGACTTTATTAAAGTAGATGGGTATGATGAAGGCGATATTGGCAAGGCCGTACAAACCTTAATGCGTGTCGGTGCGCCTGTATCTGCCTCAACTGTAAAATCATTATTGGAGAAACGTAAAAATGGCTGATGATTGGGATGCCCTTGCGCTAGAAGTTAAAGCTGAAACTGAGGCTCAGTCCGTAAAACGGAATCTTACCGGTGCATTGGGTACTAATCCGGATAAACAGGCTGAGATAAACAAGTTATCTGCCAAGTCTGGCGTACCTGCCTTTTCTATTGATAGTCCAGAAAATGAGGCATGGGTTAAAAATATGACCCGTATGAATGACCTCAATCCTGATGAATTGGTCAAAACTCACCCTATGACTGCAAAGGCTCTGCAAAATGAGAATTTTGCCAAAATTGCACATGATGATGTTGAAAACTTAAAAGGTCTTGAGGACTCTTTCTCAACTATCGGTAAAACGTCCAGTTCAACGGTTGATGAAATTTTGGCCATGACTGAAAAACAGGCGGCTTATGCTGGTTTAATCATGTTGGGGTATGGTCCAGATGGCCAAGATATTGATGCAATGGCTCAGTTTATTGCTGACCGTAATCGTCCTATGGCCGATGTTCAGGCCAATGCTCCAGAATATCAAAAGAATTTTCAAAAACGTATGTCTGAGGCTGATGGATGGCTTGAAAGTGCTGGGGTGATTTTAACCTCACCTAGGGCCGTTGCCCGTTCAACTGCGGCAAACTTACCTAATATGATTTTACCTTCACTCGCGTCCGTTGGCGGTGCCAAAATTGGTGCAATAGGTGGCGCAAGTATTGGTGCGGGTGTTGCGACTGCTTTAGGACAAGCTGGGCCTCAAGTTGCAACTCCTGAGGAAGTTGTGACCGTACCTGCTGGTGCGGCAATCGGTGGTACCATAGGTGGTATTAGTGGTGGTGTTACTGGTGGATTTGCCGGCGGTACCATTCTGGAGGTTGCGGCTTGGATTGATCAGGAATTATCTGACTCTGGAATTGATGTAACTGACCCTAAGGCTATTGCTGAAAAATTCCGTGATACCGATTTTATCAGTGCTGTCAAAAACAGGGCTGAGGCAAAAGGTCTGACAACTGCGGGGATTGATGCCCTGTGGAACGCTACATTTGCAGGTCGATTTGCTAAGGGCATGGTGCCGGTAGGTAAGATTGCCACAAAAGAAGGGGCAAAGGCCCTGACTAAAAATGTTGGTAAAGCGGCCACTGATATTGGTGTTGGTGCTGTAGGTGAGAGCGTATCTGAGGCTGGCGGCCAATTGGCGGCAACTGGCAAGGTTGATGCCGGTGACGTATTACTTGAGGGGTTTTCTTCACTCGGACAATCGGCATTTGATACAAAAATGTATTCCGATATTCGCAAGGGTGATGTTGATAGGGCGGCCAAGGCTGTTGCAGAACAAAAACTCTCTGAGGTTCAGGCTGTCCATGATGCGGCTATGAAAGTTCAAACTGTTGCCCGTGACCCTGCGGCAATCCGTGAAATGGTTGAAAGTGCCAAGCCGGAATCCCGTGTTTATATTGATGGTGAGGTTGTTTCAAAATATTACCAAGAGCTTGATACAGAGACAAAGGCCGCTCTTAATGCGGCAATCCCTGATATTGAGGAACGGATTAACGATGCCAATTTATCCGGCGGTGACGTGATGCTTAATAGGTCTGATTATGTGGCCTATATTGCTTCAAATGAGGGTGGCCGTGTTTTGATGGAGTACGTCAAGTTTGACAGTCCTGATGACCTGACCGTTGCTCAATTGAGTGACCCTGATTATTTGCAAAGTCTTTATGATCTATCTCCCAAAGACAATACCCCATTAACGGATATTGAGGCGTTTCGTGAAGAAATTACTCAAAAACTTCGTGACACTGGCCGGATAGGGACACAACAAATTGCCCGTGAATCTGTGGCCCCAATTGCTTCATTCATTCAAACAATGCGTGAACGTGGTGGATCTGAGGCTGTTACTCAATCTCTTTTACAGGGTTTTGATGTTCAAGGGCCGGTTGCTCCTCCAAAGTCTTCTTTGGATATTACAGATAAGACAATCAACGATATGCGGGAATATAAAACCCGTACCGATACCCTGTTTAATGCCCGTGAAAAATCTCTCCAGACACGGAATGAAAAAGCCAAGGCTAAAGCTGAGGCTAATGGTATGGTTTATCGTCCTGCAAAACAGAAGGAAAAAGGAAAATCGCGTCATCTTCCTGTCTTAAAATACCTCGCTCAAATGGGCGGTGTTAAGGTTGGCTCACCTCTCGCGGGTGAGTTAAAAGCCATGGATGTGACCCCTAAGACTGCCCCTTGGTTATTCCGCAAAGAGGACATGAAAATTGCTACGGCCAATGGTGTTCAAACGATTAAGGCCCTGACGGATGTTGATACAATAAATGCTGATGACCTCAATGAGACTATTGGGCTTGACGTGTTTAGAAACGATGTGAACGGTTATTATGTTGATGTTCAGGATTTGATGGATGCGATTGATTCTGAGCTGAGGGGTAACCCTGTGGTACCTGAGAATAAGGACCCTGTTGAGGCGGCTTATGAGGATTTTACTCAGTATTTATCTGAGCTTGGTCTGGACATAGAGACTGCAACAAATGACCAGATTAAGGATGCTCTGGATGCGTATAAGCAACAGGATATTTCAAACAATAAATATAATGAATTTGACAAATATGGTTATAAGAATGAATATTCATTATTTTCTAATAATGATGGGCATTATAGATTAAGAAGAAAAGATACTTCACCTAATGGTGACATTGTAGAAAGAGAATTATATGACGATGGTATTTGGTATAGTAGTACAGATGCTATACCTAGTGGTGTTTCGCCATTATTATATAGTAAAAATCAAGCAGAAGACGCTATATATGCGTATAAAAAAGAGCAGATGCAGTCTGGTGATACCTTCTATCAAAACGGCATGGCCAATACTGATAGTGAGGCATTTAAAAAATGGTTTGGTGATTCCAAGGTCGTTGATAAAGATGGAAATCCATTGGTGGTTTATCATGGGACTCCGAATGCGAATTTTGATCAGTTCAGTTATGATGTAAGTCCTGTTTCAGGATCGTATCACGGCAAAGGATTCTATTTCACAACAAAACCTGATGAAGCCTCACAATACTCTCTTGAACAGGATGGTTCTGCCGTAATTCCTGTATATTTGTCCATCAAGAATCCTTATGAAGGCTCCGACTTCCCACTCTCTGATACAGAGAGAAAATTTATCACTGATAAAATTGGTGACGTTGATGGTATTTATAATCTTACTTTTAGTGAAAGTCAGTGGCTTAATAAAAGATTGCGTGATGCCGGTGTTGATGTGGCGGATTTGCGTACAAAAACCCTTTTGGCTCATGGGTTTGACGGGCAAAATGTTGGTGATGGTGAGTGGGTAGCTTTCTCCCCAACCCAAATCAAATCCGTAAACAATCGTGGTACGTTTGACCCTAATGACGCTAGGATTCTTTACCAATCTCCTGTAAATGATGAAAACCTTATGGTGGTCCATAATCTTTCTGCGAAAAACCTTGTAAATGCAAATAAGGTGGGTGGTTTGGCTATTCCTTCGCTGGCCGTTACCCGTACAGATATACCGTTTGATAGTTTTGGGGACATTACACTTATTGCTCCCCCTTCTTTGGCAGATCCACAGGCTGATAAAGCCAATAAAGTATTTGATGCTGATGTTTACTCTCCTAGGTACCCAAGCGTCATATATGAAACCAACTCAAAGAAAATAAACCCTTTTATTGATTTGGTATCTAAACTGACTGGAGATATTAAATTTTCAGATATTGATAGGATAAAAGAGGATGTATCTGAGAAAGGTATTGATGGCCTTCTGGACAATCGGGCTGTAAAATATGCCTATTTAGCTGAAAAAGGTGAGGCCCCTGAGGTCGTTTACCGTGAGAAAAAACAAACCATTGTTGATACAAGTCCTGCGTTTAAAAAGTTTGTCGGTCGTGATAGCTGGTCATTAAAAGATGACCCTGAATTTTTGGCAGAAGTCAAAAATCATGCCGATAAGATGATTAAGGAAGATAAGAGTTTTGAGCGTGTTTACTATGAAGATGGTGAATTAAATCGCAACATAGTGAGAAGCTATGCCTCAACTGTTCAAAATTACACTGATACCCCTGAGGTTGATACATACGAAACTGGCAAGGCTCTTGATAAATTACCTTCGGATGACGCTGATTATAAGGCTTGGGTTGAAAGTAAAACCGATGGCGTTGTAACGGCTGAGAAGATATTTAACGGATTTACGGCTAGTGGCACCAGAAGGTATTTACCCCATAATCTTGATAACGTGGTCAAACTAATGAAAGGCTCTATCAAGGGTGGTGAGGGCTTTAATTACGGTGTGCCAAGTATCAGGGCGGTACTGGCCAAAAAATTCAAGTCACTCAAAGACATTAAAAAAGACAGTGATAGGCTTATCACGTCTGAACAAATGGATGCAGTCAAAGAGGAAATTGGCAAAGACTTTGATGATTTATGGGATAGGTTTTCTCAGAAATTACAGGGTGAATATAAGTTTGGGGATTTAGATAATTTTTCTTCAATACTTACGGATATAGCAAAAAATGGGCGTTTTTCTCAGTTAAGCTCTTTTTACAAAGATGTTTCTCAGGATGATATTGATGCCGTTAATCTGTTTTTGCAGAAATTAAAGAATCTACCTACTCAGTATTTTGAGGTTAAGGTACAGCGTCCAGTCAATATCAATGAGTTTGTCGGGGCCATAGTTGCGGATAATACTCCCAAAGATGCCCTTAAAATCCTTGATGATAACAATATCCCATACACAACCTATAAACGATCTGAGGATGGCGATAGGGCAAAAGTAACGGATAGTTTTGTTAAGTCACTTAATGAAAAACAAAAAGTATTATTCCAGAAAAACCGTGGCCAAGTGTCAATTATGCGTGATGGCCGGTATGTGGTTAAACTGTTTGAAACCTCAAATTTGTCCACTTTCTTACATGAGACTGGTCACGTTTTCCTTGATGCGTACAATAGGTATGCTGAGGCTCCAGATGCGCCAAAACAATTCACGGATGATATGGCCGGTATTCTGGATTATCTGGGCGTGAAGTCATATGCTGAGGTCGGCGTTGAGCAACATGAGAAATTTGCTCGTGCATTTGAAAATTACCTGCGCTCCGGTGAGGCTCCAAGTGTTGCCCTGCAATCTGCATTTCAAAAATTCAAGGCATGGTTATCACGGATTTACCAGACTATTCAGGAATTACGCGCTCCGGTCACTCCTGAGCTTAAAGACATATTTGACAGGATGCTGGCAACTGATGATGAAATTGCACAGGTTCAAAGTCGTAACGATGGTTTTAAGATAAATGAAGATTTGATTGCCATTCTGCCAAAAGCGGACCAAGAGCGGTATGAGCGTCTGCATAATAAATCTCTGGAAGAAGCCAAAGAAAACCTGTTTAAAAAGGCCCTTAAACAAAAAGAGCGTGAATATACCCAATGGTGGAAAGAAGAACGGGCCAAGGTTCGCGCTGAGATGGAGTTACAGGTCAATACGGATCCCCTTTATCGGACTATTGAATTTCTGACAAAGGGTAAATATCTGGAAGGTGATGAATGGGTTGAAATGCCTCCAATTAAGATAGCCCGTGAAGATGGTATCAAGATTCTCGGTAAAACAATTATGGCCGATATGCCAAAAGGTATGTTTTCCAAGAATGGTATTTCTGCGGATTCAATCTCTCAGTTAATGGGGTATATGGTTGGCAACGGTGAGCAAGGTTATCGTTATGCAACTGGTTATGAGCTTTTGTATGCTATTACCAATGCAGAGGACCGTAAGGCCCGTATTGAGCGATTAACGAATGAGACTATGATTGAGCGTCATGGGGACATGATGACCGATGGCACGATTGAAAAACAAGCAATTGAGGCATGGAATACTGACTCTCAGGCTCTCAAGATGGAATTGGAAGGTAAGGCGGCGGCAAAACTGGCCGGACTTCCGTTTGGTTCTAACACCAATTTTGAGCTTGCGGCGCAAAAAATACTGGCCTCAAAGAATATCCGTGATGCCACAAATGTTGACAGGTTCTATGTTGCCTCGGTTCGGGCCGCAAAAGCCTATGGTAAGGCAATCCGCTCTAAGGATTATCCTGTTGCGGTGAAGGCAAAACAACAACAATTGCTGTCCCACCATCTCTATAAGCAATCTGTTCAGGCGCGCCGTGAGCTGGATAAGTCTATGCAGGAATGGAAACGTCTGCAAAAACCTGATGAAAAATTGTCAAAATCTATCGACCTGAATTATATCTATGTGGCTCGTGCAATCCTTGGCCGTTATGGGGTTCTGCCATTTAACGCTGGAAACCTACAGACGTATTTTGCGTACATTCAGGATGAAAACCCTGAGGCGTATAATGACCTTATTTTGGCTGTTCAGGAAAATACCAGAAATGTTCCACAGGCTGAAACCCGTGATGTGAGCTATACCAAGGGTAAAATGGCCGGACAGACTGTAACTCAGACATTCCAGCCATGGACAAAAATGAGCCTTGAGGAGTTTCGTGGGTTAAAAGACACGATTGATAATATTATTGGGGTTGGCCGGAATCAGAAAACGATGACGGTTGATGGGGAGAAAGTCCAACGTGAAACTGTCATTAAAGAGTTAAATGATAGATTATCTGAGTTGCCTCCTTCCTCAATATCTGACGGTCAACAAAAGGCCCTTGAATGGCATGATAAGGGTAAGCTCGCTCTATCAGGTGTTCGGGCTGGGATGCGCCGTGTTGAGAATTGGGTTAATGCCATGGATGGGGAATATGGTGGTGTTTTCAGAAAATATATCTGGAATCCTATCAATGATGCCCGTGGCAATTATCTTGTGGCAAAACACGATTATCTTACAAAAATGGCAGAATTGCTAAAACCGTATGATGACCGTTTAAATAATTCAGGTGAGATTTTTTCTCCTGAGATAAATTATACCTTTAAGTCACGGGCTGAATTGATTGGTATGGTTCTCCATATGGGTAATGAATCCAATTGGTTCAAGCTCTGGAAGGGTGGGCGTGGCCGTGAATGGAATCCGGCCAATGTCCAAACCATGATGGAAAGAATGATGAACGATGGGACCATAAGCAAAGAGGATATGGACCTTGTTCAATCAATGTGGGATTTGGTTGATGGGTTAAAACCTGATGCACAAAAAGCACACAAAGCCATGTATGGGTACTATTTCTCTGAAATTACGTCTTGGCCTGTCCCTACCCCTTGGGGTGAGTACAGAGGTGGATACTGGCCGGCTATTCCGGATAATCACCTTTCTCAGGATGCCCGTATCAGACAAAGTAATGAGGACCTGATAACTGTTAATAATGCCTCAATGTTCCCTACCACAGGCAGGGGATTTACAAAGTCCCGCTCTGAGGGGTATGCGGCTCCGTTGTCATTTGATTTGAAACTATTGCCAAGCCATGTGGACAAGGTGCTTCGCTTCGTCTATCTGGAGCCGGCGGTCAAAGATGTTGCAAAACTGACAAACGATAAGGGATTTAGAAACACAATGGCCGTTGTGGACCCTCGCGCTATTGAGGAAATGCTTATTCCTTGGCTTCAAAGGGTTGCACGTCAAACGGTTGAAACCAATGATTCTAAATGGTTCAGGTATATGGATCCTGCGGCCCGTTGGTTAAGGGCTTCGACCTCTGCACAGGTAATGATGCTGAATTTCTTGAACGCAATCCAGCAGGTTACCGGTTTTGCTCCGGCCATGTATAAGGTTGGCGCACGACCTATGGGGCGCGCACTGGTTCAATACATGAAAAACCCTCGTATGGCGCATGAGAAGATTTATGAGGCTTCTTCGTTTATGAGGTATCGCAACACCATTCTTGCAGATAACATGCAAAAAGCGGTCATAGATGTTGTTCTGGACACTTCAAAATACGCCAAAGTAAAAGATGCGGCTCAGGCTCATGGGTATATTTTTCAAAAAGTATTCCAGTCATGGGTGGATGGCACAACATGGATGGCGGCGTATGACAATGCCTTAACCAAAAATATGAATGAAAAAGAGGCTGTCCGGCATGCTGATTCTATTGTGCGTGAAACACAAGGTTCAACTGCGGCTGAGGATATTTCTAAGTTTGAGGCTGGACCTGCCACAATGCGCCTATTCACTATGTTCTATTCATACTTCAATACTCAGGCCAATTTGATTACAACTGAGGCACAGAACATTGTGCGGTCTTCAAACGGGTTTGATGCCACTAAAAAGCTGGGTTATCTCTATATGATGACTTATGCCATTCCGTCATTTATGGCTGAATTGATTGTCCGTGGCATGAAAGATGACTTACCGGATGATGAAGATGATGATGGTATGGTTATTGATGACTGGTTCGCGTGGTTCTTTGGTTCACAAGTGAGATACGGAACGGCCATGGTGCCATTCATAGGCCAAGTGATTAACTCTGCTGTCAATGCGCTTGATGACAAACCTTATAATGATAAACTTTCATTGTCTCCAGTTGCAAATATGGGAGAGACATTGGCTCGTACACCTAAGGCTGTATATCAAGCAATAGCTGATGATGGTGATGTTTCAAGGGCAGTTAAAGATGGCCTAACAAGCCTAGGGTTTATCACAGGGTTACCGTTAGGACAGCTTGGAAAACCTTTGGGTTATGCGGCTGATGTTGCGGAAGGGGATACAGAAATTGATTCACCTCTGGATCCTATCCGTGGAATAATTGCGGGACCACAACCTGCTGACAAACGATAAATTTTGTGCAATATTAAATGAGAGGTAAAAAATGAGCGTTCCATCTACTGATTTGAAACACAAATACCAAGGCACAGGCTCACAAACTGTATGGCCTTTCACATTTAGGATTTTTGAAAAGACTGATATTATTGTTAAAAAATTATCAGGTATAGTAGAGACAACTCTTGTTTTGGATGTTGATTATACCGTTTCAAATTTCTCCGCTTCGTCTGGTGGAGGAGATGTGACATATCCGATTACTGGAAGCGCATTACCGATTACTGATTATATTTTAATTAAGCCTAATTTTGATTATTCTCAGGAATTGGTTCTTGAAAATCAAAACACATTCCCGCCAAGGTCTGTTGAATCTGCTCTTGATAGACTTGCAATGCAGATTAAGCAAATAGCAGATAAGCTCTCAATGTCATTACAGCTCTCCGATGCTTATGATGGAAGTGCTGAGGACTTCATACAGACAATAGAAAATGCGGCCTCTGGTTTAATCACAGCATATTCTGGTACTTCTGTTTCTTCTGTGGCTGTCGGTACTGGTGCAAAAACATTTACGACACAAGCTGATAAATCATGGTCTGTAGGCCAAAGGGTAAGAGTTGCTCTGAATGATGTCACTAAAATCATGGAAGGCCCTATAACTTCCTATAGCGGTACAACTCTTGTGATAAATGCTGATTTTACATCTGGATCTGGAACGGGGTCAAATTGGGTTATCTCAATTGCCGGAGAACGTGGAGCGGCTGGTGCTGGTTCTGGTGATTTATTAGCGGCTCAAAACCTTAATGATTTGGCAAATAAAGCAACGGCTTTTTCAAATATTAAACAGAATGCTACGACTGCGGCAACGGGTGTTATGCGATTTGCAACACAGCCTGAGGTGGCCGCTGGAGTTGTTACGAATGCGGCAGTTACCCCTGAAACCCTTGCAACAGTTCTCCCTTCTGGTGGGACTAACGGTCTTATTCCGATTAAAACCGTAACTGTATCATCCCCAGTCTCATCCGTTGATTTTGTTAATGGGTCTGGCGGCGTGGTGCTGGATGGGACTTATAAGGCGTATATGGTGGTTTTGACAGGCATCTTATCAAGCACAAATAATGTAGCTTTATGGTTGAGAACAAGCACGAATGCTGGTGCTTCGTATGATAGTGGAGCAAGCGATTATGTGTATGGTGGATATGATATTCGCGTATCAACAGATAATGCTCATAATTCTGGAGCCGACACCAAAATAGTTATAAATGAGAAATGTTCAACTGTTACCGCGTTGCATGGTAAAATTGATATATATCAACCAAGTATTGCCTCTTATCCCACATTTGGGGCAAATACAGTTTGTCTTAATTCTGATGCAAATACACAAATAGGTTTGGCTGTTGGTGTTAGGTCGTCTCTATCAGATGTAGACGCCCTCCGCTTTCTCATGTCATCAGGGAATATAGAATCAGGGACATTCACACTTTACGGATCAAAGGACGCATAACATGAAAAAACTTGTAAATGGCGAATTGATTGATTTAACACCAGACGAAATAGCCGCGCGTCAAGCCGAAGAAGCTTTAAATAATGCTAATCAATTAGCAAAAGTTCTTCCTGCATACCGCTATGAGAGAGAAGTTGGGGGCGTTACCTATCTCGGTAAAACAATCCAAACCGATAGAGAAACCCGCGCGAACTGGATTGGTATTCTTATTAATGCTCAATCTAATCCAAGCTATACAACGCCGTGGAAAACACTTGATGGGTCATTTGTTGCCTATGATGCAAATCAAGCTATAGGTGCCGCGTTAGCCGTATCAGGACACGTTCAAAAGTGTTTCTTGGCAGAGGAAATAGTTTCTCAAAATATTGGTAATTACACAACTGCCGAACAAATTAAGGCCGCATTTGATGGGGCTTACAATGCCTAATTGCACAATGCCCTTTGTCCCAAAATTCAGGAAGTGGTTTAATAATAAATTTGGTGATTTGTGTCATCAACATGACGTTGCCTATGAGAGAGGGATTGATAGAAAACAAGCTGATTATAGGTTGGCCTCTCAAATAATGCTTCGTGAATACGCAATTTTATCTATACTTGTTTTAATATTTGTGAGAGTTTTTGGAAGGGGACACAAAAAATGAAACTAAGGGTCGAATGGGTTAAAGTTTCAAGACCTCCTGAATTTAAAACTTATATAGAAACTGTTTTTAAAAATTCTTTTCTGGATAAATTTAATGGGGTAGAAAATGCAAAAAAAGCATACGATTTTTATAAGTCACGCCCAAACGATTTATTCCAAGATTGGCTTTGGAAATACCATGAAGCTCATAAAGATATTAAGGGTCTTGTTACCCCACATGAATATGCCACAAGCGGCTTTAAAGTAACTTTTGAATAAAAACTAACTGGGGGAACTATGATTTATGAGATACTTTTGGCCATTGGTGGGGTTTTTGGTACAGTCGTCACGGGTGTTGGAGGATGGGTATTTAAAATGATATTTGCCGATTTGAAAGATATGCGTTCACAACACGATACTATGAAAGAGGAGATAGCTGGAATAAATTCCAGACTTGATCAACATAGGATCCATGTCGCTGAAACCTATACGACAAAATCTGACCTTGGTAAAATGGAAACCAACCTTGTTGCTCACCTATTAAGAATTGAAAGCAAACTTGACACAAAACAGGATAAAGAATGAGTTTATTTGGAGGGTTTAGAAACAAGTCCCTAATGGCTGGTGCTGTGATATCGATTGCCATGCCATTCGTAGCACGTGAGGAGGGTTTAAGGACTGTGGCCTATCTTGATAGCGCAAATGTCCCCACGATATGCTACGGCGAAACAAACGGGGTAAAGCTTGGGGATAAGAAAACCTCAAAAGAATGTGAAGATATATTTAAAATGCGCCTCGGTGCAATATCGGCTGTAGTCGATGCGACAATTTCCCCAACTCTCCCACCTGAAACACACGCGGCCTTGACCTCTTGGGCATACAACGTAGGCACAACGGCTATGAGGAACTCCACTCTAGTTAAAAGAGCAAACGCTGGTGATTTACGGGGTGCTTGTGATGAACTATTAAAATGGAAATTTGCGGCTGGAAAACCTATTCTGCAAAAACGCAGAGAAAGAGAACGTGAATTATGCTTATCTGGATTGTAAAAAACTGGTCATATATTTTAGTTTCAATATTATCTTTTGGACTTGGGTATATGATAGGACACAATATTGGTGTCTGGCATGGTAAGTCTCTTGGTCGTGCAGAGTTTAAACAAGAGGTAACTCAAGAAATTGTGAAAGTGAAGGTTAAAAATGCTGAAATACGCAATCATCGTCCTGATAATGATGCCCTTATTAAGCGGTTGCGCTCCCACACTTATTAACGCTGGAGCGGCTGATGTGGTGGAGTACCCACCAGAATTTCAGGATAAAGTAGCCAATGAAGTTGTAAGAAACTCATGTCCTGCAAGTATTGAAATGCTTAAAGATTATTCGGTCATGCGTGACCAGTCTAGAAAATAAGGAGGGATGATTTCTCACCCCTCCCCCTTCAAGGCTTTCAGTGCAAGGAGAAGCCTTAGAAGCCATATTCCTTAAGTCGCTGTAATTAAACCCACCGCTTGCAAGTGATTGTTTAATATCAATATGCGTTTCGGATACACCAATAACATTATCATCAAATATCAGAACGTACTCAGGTATTAATATCTCACCTTTGATAAATCCAAGCCCCTTTTCTGTAAGCCTCCAAAATCCAGATGATTTTTTAACTTCACTTTCCTCTGGCATTGCTTCAATCAATTTAAAGTATTTTGCTTTTGTTAGGTCACCTTGTCCGGTCTGGCCCTCTGGAATGAGCAAAGAAGCGTGTATATAGTTTTCCCCTCCCCTTTTATAGAGCATTAAAAGTTGCCTTGCGATCGTGCAGTTTATATGACGTTTATAAACCTGAGCATATCTTCCACAACAAGGGCAATCTATTTTTTGTCCTGATAGTAACTCTGCTTTGAAAACAAGGTCCATTTTATCTCCTATTTTTCAAAATCTTTTCGATATCATCAAGCTCTTTAATCATTGTTCTCATGGCATTGGCTACGTTGTCGGCTGACATTGCTACGCGCCCCATTTGATATAGGGCGTGTTCAGTTTGTCCAGCTTTTGCCATATCTTGATTTGTTCTTAAAACAATATCCTCCATTTGTGTGATGTATCGTCTCATATCTGAAATATTATCTTTTGGAAATTGAGTTATAGTCATTTTATTTTCCTTTCTATTTGATCTGATAAAATACTGTCATGTAGCGTTGATAACTCGCCTATGATGTCTTGTAAAAAATCAAGTTTTTCAACGTAATGAAGTTTTCTAAAATCATTCGGGATGGTTATTTTTGTTTCTTCCCCTCTGTTTGGATTCCATGTGCAGGTTATTCTGGACATTTCATTAATCCTTTCTCTGGTTGCAGTCTGGACATGGGCCTATGCCCTCCTCAACTTCACCTGTTTCTGGGTTTTCCTGCTTGTATTCAATTGCCTGTTTGCCATTGCAGGTCTGGCATACTGGTAATCCGAATGAATCTTCTTTCCTGAAAATAGTTTCTTGAGCTGTTGCGTTTTCTGCAATGACTGGCACTTTTTCGTCTTCAAACTGTAAATCAGGCATGAGATTTGAGTTATCTGGTGCTGATAGTTGGGGGGTAGGATTATCATCAAGTGATGATGTATCAACTTCTGCACGTTTCTCAGGTATATCCACAACCTCCTCATAGATACCAAGGCCATTCAATAAGTCTGCCGCTCCGTCACGGGCCGCAAATCCTCTTGCTCTCATTTGCAGTTGGCGTTTTGGGTGAGTTGTCCATGGCCCTATTTTTCCAGTCAATCCTGCTTTTTTGGCATCGGCCCATGAAAACTCCCGCTCAATCGGTTCTTCTATGTCATTACGTTGAATAAGGCATTTACAGACATATCCATCTGTACCCCATTCCCCCTCTGACCACTCTTTAAATCTTGTCACTTTTCCAGATGAATAAAGGATGGCAGGGATACCATCACCAAAGATTGTTGGGCGATTATTCACAATGTAAATGGATGATAGTCCTGAGATTGGTGGTAGTCCAACCTCCATGGCTTTCTGAATTCCAACCATGATTCGGCTGGTTGTTGCTACACGGTCTATAGTTCCCATTTGTCGGCCTGTTTTGCGCTCTGCGTCTGCGGCATAGCTCTCTGGGTACATTCCTGATAGGTAGATTGCGTCTGCCATGCGGAATGCCTCCTCAATGTTCTGAGGGACAATAGCCTTAATCTTGCCTCCAGATTGCATTGGTCCTGTTTTTGGTGGTAAATTTATTTGTTCTGTCATGTTATCTCCTATAGTTCTGTTGCAAAAATTGGGAAAGATTCATCCTCGAATTCATCTATCGGTGTTGGGTCAACCCATGGGGATGTGCCATATATTCGGATACATTGCTTGTATTTTATAATGGCGTCCTCAATGGCTTGCATACCGCAACCAAACATGATGTTTCTGGGGAATTTTTTACCTCTAGCTACAGGGGCAATGCCCTTTTGTTGAAACACAAAATAAAAATCATGTCCGTCAGTCTGTCCAAGTTTGGTTAAGAATTCCTTTGTAGCAAATCCGAAAACTTTACCTGTACGGGCAAACTCAACTGCCTTTGGTGCGGCATATCCCATGTAAAATGCGGCTTGAATGTGGTATTTTTGACTGGCCATTGCGTAATAAATTGCCTTGTCCACTGGCTTATTCATCATGTTTTCAAAGGTTTTTAAGTCAATAATGGCTTTCGGTTTCAGATAGTCAAAACGGCTTTTAAAGAATATACCGCTCTCCTGCCATATAACTGTTACCTCTGGATATCCACCAGTAAAGCATTTTGATAGGTCTGGGTGCTTCTCAATCATAGCGGCGGCAATCTCTATCCTATCTATCATTACACGTGATAGGGCGGTCTTCCCTGCGGCCTCATTGTTTAACCAATCATCATATATTTCATCAAAAAATGTTGCTGTTGGGTCTGATTGTTTCAATCGAAACATCAAATCGGCTTTATTTCCCGATACTGGAAGTCCCCTCTGTCTCAAGACAGACTGTATTTCAGTAGAGGTTTTGAGTGAATCTGGATATTGAGAACCATCAAAATCTTCAACATAGCAATCACTAAAAGCCTCGTAGCCCTCAAGTATCCTTTTATGATAGGCTTTTCCTATGGTCATTGCGTCACTATCACTCTCTGGTTTTAAAGGATTCATCCATGACCAAGCCCAAAAATTCATTGGTGATACAAGTAAGTTTTTAATCCCTGATGCCGATAAGTATGGCAAAGAATGATAAGTATTATCGTCTAATCCAAAATATAAACCTTCTCCTAACGTAGGCATTTTTTGACCTCACTGGCATGAATACCTGCATCTGGTTTTCTAAAATCAATATCTTTGCGGCACATAAGCATTGATACCCATATTGCTAGTAGGTTGTATGCGTAGCTTGCTCTGTATGATGATCCATATTCATCATCATAATTATCTGCCGATAATTCAGATTGATTTCTCAAAAGTTTCATAAGGGCATCTATTGATATTTTTTGGATAGATGTACATGATTCGGTTATTGGTCTACGCCCACCAAGACTTTTAGGCATTCTTTGAAATGCCATTTTTAAACAACTTAAAAACGAATCAGATACGTACAAAAGTCTGATTGAGTTAGGATGAATAAGTCCTGATGATAGGCATTTGTTGTCACCGCATATCTGTGTGACGCACCATAACATAGGCATATTTTTAGATGAAATTTCAAGTTCTATTGATTTATCCATGATTTTCTCCTTGCATGATGTTTTTATCACAAAAAAAAGTAATGTCAAATAAAAAAATGTATTGATTTGAATTTTAATTTATAATATACAGGAGGCAAGGAGATAAATATGCAAGACAAAGAAGTCGTGAAAAAAATAAAAAACTGGCGGTGGAGAATAGCTAAGGCAGGGCTAAAGCAATATGAGTTCTGTGCAATGGTTGAAGTCTCAGAATCAAATATGAGCCTATATCTAAAAGCTAAAAAATCCCCAAGAGCATTAACAATTGAGAAAATAGAATCAAAACTTTTGGAGTTGGGTGTTTAATGACACAGCCTTGGTATCCTTTTTATTGGTCAGATTACTCTGGAAAGACTTTACATTTAAGTATGTCACAGCATGGGGCCTATATGCTTTTTCTGCGGTGGATTTATACTTCTGAAAAAAGAATACCTCATAACCAACGGTATAGCATTGCTAGAGCTATGTCAGAGCAAGAACGTCAAGATGCTGATTTGGTGTTGTCTGAATTCTTTGTTAAGGATGGGTCTGAGTGGTGTTCAAAACGTGCTGAAATGGTAATATATGATACTAAAAACAAGCATGAAAACCGCGTAAATGCTGGAAAAAAGGGTGGCTTGGCAAAGTCTAGCAATGCTAGAGAATTGGTTAAGCAATCCGAAGGCAATGCTCTACTAACCACAACCACAACCATATATAAAGAAAATATAAAAGAAAGTTGGGATAAAAGTTTTAAAGAGTTTTTTGAGATATACCCAAAGCCAACATCTGTGAATATGGCACGCGAAAGTTTTATGCGGCTGATGATGAATGGGGTTCAAGATAGTTTGGTTCTGAATGCTGTCAAAAATTATAGCAATAAGTTTAAAATGATGGATATGGATGAAAGGAAGTTTGTTAAGAATCCCTCAAGGTGGTTGGATGATGGTTGTTATCTTGATTTGGATCTTCAATCAGAATTCAAAAATGAGATTGATATTTCTGAGAAGCCTGTAATTTACCGAAAGGCATTTGACAGGTACGGTAAAGCAATTGCTGATACTTGGTTTTCACAGGCAGTTTTGGATGATGGTAAGCTTATCGTAAAGGATAAATTCAATGCTGATTGGATCAGGAATAATTATCAATCCGATATGAAAGATTTGTTTACTAAGATTGAGGTTCAGAATTAAAACCATTAGATATAACAGAAGAATAGGAGAAATCATGACAAAAATTAAAGTGAAAAGTTTAACACCCGAACAAACAGCAAGGTTTCCAGAGTTTGTTGAAAAATGGACAAAGCTCGGTCTTTCAACCCAACCCGCCAATCGCGAATTGGCTGAAGAAGGTGTTAGAAAGGCATACGAAATTGCAGGTCTTAAACCACCCAAGATTGTGTGGACGCAATCCCCATTTGGGAATGCGTTAACACGCCATATTGTTCAAAATCTGACAAAGGAAGATTTTGAAAAACTATCAATACAACCAATACAAGTAGGGGCTTCCGTCAGGGCTTCCGTCAGGGATTCCGTCTGGGCTTCCGTCAGGGATTCCGTAGGGGATTCCGTCTGGGCTTCCGTCAGGGCTTCCGTCAGGGCTTCCGTCTGGGCTTCCGTCAGGGATTCCGTCTGGGATTCCGTCAGGGCTTCCGTCTGGGATTCCGTCTGGGATTCCGTCAGGGATTCCGTCTGGGATTCCGTCAGGGCTTCCGTCTGGGATTCCGTCTGGGATTCCGTCAGGGCTTCCGTCTGGGATTCCGTAGGGGATTCCGTCTGGGATTCCGTCAGGGCTTCCGTCAGGGATTCCGTCAGGGCTTCCGTAGAGGATTCCGTCTGGGCTTCCGTCAGGGATTCCGTCAGGGCTTCCGTCAGGGATTCCGTCAGGGATTCCGGATATGGACAACACGATGCCGATTATGGGGCATGGTTTGGATATTTCCGTGAGGTTTGCTCCTTAACAGAAGAAACAGATAAATGGGAAGGTAACAGAATTATATCTGAAAACGCTGGCTGGTATCTGCCCCATGAAAATATATGCTGGATTTGCGAGCGTCATTCGACGCTCAAGACGGATGAACGCGGTCGTCTGCATTGCGCAGACGGACCAGCGTTAGAATATCCAGACGGATGGGGAATTTATGCATGGCACGGCATACGCTTGGTTGGAAAAGAATGGATTATTACCAATCCTGAATTAATAACACCTGAAAAAATTTTTGCCGAAGAAAATGCAGAAATACGCCGCATCATGCAAGAGCGCTATGGATGGCAGAAATTCTTCCTTCAAATGAAAGAGTCAGGAAAAGTCAAACAGGTTGACCAACGAGATGATATTTCTGGATTACCCGTTACTTTATTTGCCTATTACGATGGGGATATCAGCCAACATTTTGTTCATGTATTCAACGGAACAATTGAGGCTGATGGCACACGTCACGAATTCACATTGAATTGCAAAAATATTAATAACAATGCGTTTGAAAGTGTCATGGGGACATACCCTGACATCATGCAAATTCTTGAGAACCATCCAAACCGCATGGAAATTCTACGCGAAGCCGTCAGAACTTAATTACCAACCGCCAGCAAAGGAGAAACAGCATGGCAAAAGCACTAAAAAACCTTGGGATGCAAGGAGATATATCATTCTTAAAAGTTGACAATTTTGTCAAAGATGCTTTGAAAAAAGTATTTAGCATTGATGTCGATGCCATTATTAATGACACGTCTAAAAAAATAACCAATGCTTTGATGGGCAATAATCCTGCTGATGCAGGAGTGCATCCTCAAAAAGGATTAGTCGTTGCACAAGGTGAAAGCCGTCAACATTTTCATGCCTTTCGTGACAAGGAGAAAGTAGATGCATTTGAGGCTGTCAATGATAACACGCGCATTCGTTTATTGGTTGTTAAAGAAGATACCCAGATTGAGCATGAAGAGCATGATCCAATTTCTCTTGAGGCAGGCATTTATATTCAAGGTTTTCAATATGAATACAGCTTTGAAGAAGAATACCACAGGGTATTAGATTAACAATGGTTATTGAGGCAAAAACTCAAGATGGAAGCCCTGCACAAAAAGGAGATAGCGTCCTTTGTGTGTGGGGAGGCCGTTACAAATGCGTTGGCCGTATCAATAAAGTGAATGGCCAACGAACATTTGTGACCATGCAAAATAAAGCGGAATTATACGCTTTAGGGCTTGACGACTATATTTAGTTATAATATGATATAGATAGTTAAAAACTTAAAAACCCAAGGAGATTGAAATGAGGTTCTTGCCAATTATCCACAATCTAACCCCTAATGATGACGGTTATTCTGAATGTCAGCTTTACAATAATTTAATTCGCAATCGTCCTAAAGGTGACGGAACACTGACTTCTAAAATTGCGAAAATTAAAGCGTGGGAAAATCTGTGCAATCAAGCCTTAGCGGTTGCAAAAGAGAAAGTACAAGGCGGTGAAGCATGAACGCTATTACTGCATACGAAGCTGCCGAAAAAGCTCTTAATAACGCAAAACCAAAGTTTATAGCATACTTAGACCATCTGGACGCACCAGCAGGAATACGAGAATTATATGAAAGAGGTTTCTGGGAATACCAAGAATTAAAACGATTAAAAAGTAAATTAGCAGGCCCTGCATACCGTGAAAGAATGAGGCTGAGAAATGGATAAATATCAATCTCTTTTTGGAATGTTATGCGATTTAAATGGACCGCCAGTCATAAGCGAAATGAACGATATTATACAGACTGTTAAACGTCAATTTCTTTGGAAACCAACAACAGAATTGTTTGACCCTAGCGGGGCTTTAAAAAATCCGGTTGGACGCTCTCTCATTCTTTGGGACGATCAAAAACAAAGGATACGGACGGGAAATGACTTAACTGTATTCGGAAATTGGAAGAGATTTACGCATTATATTGATATTTTAGAATTAGGAAGACCATGACCAGCATCGTAAGCATTTACCGCCGTTTTCCGACAAAGGAATCCTGCATCGAACACCTTGAAACCGTGCGCTGGAAGGGCAAACCGCATTGCCCTTACTGCAAGAGCGAACGGGTATCAAAGCACACCGAACAGGACCGCCGCAGCCGTTGGCAATGCAGCCTGTGCCGCAAGTCTTTTAGCGTGACCGTGGGAACGATTTTCCACAACAGCCACGTTGATTTGCAGCGTTGGTTCCTGCTTATCAGCCTCATGTTTTCCGCCAAGAATGGGCTGTCAGCGTTACAGGCAGCGCGTGATTTGGAAATGCGGTCAGCTACGGTCTGGTCTATGATGCACCGGATACGCAAGGCCATGATGGACGATGGCAAGCTGCTGGCTGGCATCGTGGAAATGGATGAAACCTTTGTCGGCGGGAAGCCCCGCAAGAGCAACCATAAAGACCCCGACGATAAGGGCTGGCCGCGTGGTAGAGGATCGGACAAACAGCCTGTCGTGGGCGCGGTAGAGCGCGGCGGTAGGGTCAAGGCCAAGGTGGTATCAAAAGACGAAATGAGCGCCGCCGATATGCAGCGTTTCATGGCGGCTATGATGGACCCCGCCAAAACCGTTTTGAACACCGACGAATACAGCGGCTATAACGGGATGAACGCCAAGGTCATTCACCGCACTATCAGCCATAAACACGGTTATTCCCGCCGTGACCTTTTTTCAGGCCAGTTTGGGAACATCCACACCAACACAATCGAAGGCTTTTGGGCCATAGTTAAACGGGCCGTGTACGGGCAATTCCACCATGTCAGCAAAAAGTATCTGCCGCTTTACATGAACGAATTGACATATCGGTATAACAATCGCGGAAACAACAATGTTTTGGAGGATTTACTATGCCTAGCGATAAAGCCCTAAAGCGTATAATTCCG